AATGCCGCGCCTAGGATCATGGAGGTGGCCGGTGATCTGGTTGTCAGCAATCTCGATTTCAAGGATGCCGACGAGCTTTCCAGCCGTTTGCGGAAAACTCTGCCCCCAGGACTCGCCAAGCCGAGAGAGGGCGATGAGCCGGAGAAGCCGTTGCCCCCCACCCCGCAGCAGCAGCTTGAGATGTCCAAGCTGGAGTTCCAGAAGGCCAAGACGGAAGCGGAGAAAGAGCGCCTGAAAATCCAGCAGGTCAAACTGCTCAAGGAATCGCAGGAAACCAAGGGCAACATCAGGAAGGAGATCCTGTCTGCATTGCAGGAGCTTTTCGGAAAAGACCACCCCGCAGACCACGTAATCGACGGCATGAAGGGGCAGCATATAGAAATGTAAAGGTTTTGTGGGATTAAGGAAAAAGACGGCATTACAAGCCAACTTACAAGGAGATTTTATGACCACTGAAATCGCTGAACCGACAGCGCAGGCCGTAACCGAGGAACCGGCACCCTCAACCGAGCCAACGGGCGCAGAGCCCGCCCAGCCCGCAGAAGGTGGAGAACCGGGCGCTCCCGATACCGATCCTGAGCCGAAACCAACCGACAAACAGGGTGCGGAACCCTCCGGCGCAGAGAAGCGGATCAAGGAATTGGTTGCGAAGCAGAGACAGGCGGAACGGGAAGCGGCGTACTGGAAAGGTGTAGCCGAAGGCAAGGCCAAAACGAGCGGCGATGAGCAGGAGCCAGCCGACCCCAAACCGGCAGGCAAGCCCACCATCGAGCAGTACAACACCTACGACGAGTACATGGAAGCCCTCGCAGACTGGAAGGTGGAGCAGAAATTAATCGCAAGGCAGCAGGAAATCTCGAAAAACGATCAGCAGGCGCATCAGAAAAAGCGCATTGCCGCTTTTCAGGAAAAACTCGTTGAGGCCGCAGACGAAGACCCGGAAATCCTCGACTACTACCAGGATCAGACGCTCCCCATTTCAACAACGATGGGTGATGTGCTCCTGGAGAGCGAGGTAGGGCCGCAGTTGCTCAAGTACCTCGGCGAGAACCGCAAGGAAGCCGCACGTATCGCACGACTCTCTCCCTACGCAGCCGCAAAGGAACTCGGCAAGATTGAGGACAGAATCCTCAATCCTAAAACGGCGGACCCACCCAAAAAGATCAGCCAAGCGCCGGACCCGATTTCCACGGTCAAGCCCAAGGGGAAGATCACCAACCCGACGGACGATGAAGCCGACATTCACGACTTCATCAGGTCGAGGAATCAGGCGCAGTTTGGCAAAAGAGGATAGTGAAAAATGTCCAACACTCTCATCACCCCGGTAAAGGTTCTGAGGGAAAGTCTCAGGATCTTGCACAACAACCTTGCATTCACCAAGGGCGTAAATCGTGAATACTCCGACGAATTCGCGCAGTCTGGCGGCAAGGTCGGGCAGAGCGTAAACGTCCGCAAACCCAATCGGTACTACGTGTCCGATGGGCAGTCGCTTGACGTTCAGGATACCTCGGAAGAGTACGTCCAGGTAACGCTCGATCACCAGTTCCACGTCGATGTGAATTTCACCAGCAAGGATCTCACCCTCTCGCTCGACGACTTCAGTGAGCGAATCCTGAAGCCCGCGATGGCGAGACTTGCGTCCAAGATCGACCACTCCGGCCTCGGCGAGTACATCAACATTTACAACTGGGTCGGCACCCCCGGCACCGAGCCTGGTGTCTCCGGCGGCGTAGGCTTGGCAACATCCACCGCTCCGCAGGTATTCCTCAATGCCGGTGCGCTTCTGGATTCGATGGCTACCCCGAGGGACGGCAACCGTTCCTGCATCTTAAGCCCGTTCGCGCAGTCGGCATCCATCGCCGGTCTTTCCGGTCTGTTCAATGATCAGGGCGCTCTCGGCGACCAGTACCGCAAAGGCGTTATGGGCCGCGCGCTCGGGTTCGAGTTTGCAATGGACCAGAACATCAATGCGTTCAACACCGGAACCTATTCGGGAACCGCAGCCAACTTCGATGTGAACGGCGCACAGGGCGACTCCACGACCGCCATTTCCACCCTCACCTGCAAGTGGACCTCTGACGGAAGCGGCACCCTGGAGAAAGGGACCGTTTTCGACATCGCAGGTGTCTACAGTGTGAACCCGGAAACCGGCGAGTCCACTGGCCAGCTTCAGCCCTTCGTTGTCACCGAGGATGCCACTATCGACACCACCTCGTTCGATATTTCCATCTCTCCGCCCATCCTCTTCAACAAGAACGGCACCACGGCGAAGGCCACGGTTTACAGCTCCACCGGCGATGTTGCGGACGGATCGCAGATCACCATCAGAAGCGGCGCGACCGCCGGGAACTACACACAGAACCTCGCGTATCACAAGGATGCCTTCACCCTGGCAACCGCCGACCTGATCATGCCCAAGGGTGTGGACTTCTCGGCCCGTGAAAGCTTCGACGGCATCTCCATGAGGATCGTGCGGCAGTACGACATCAGCAATGACTCTCTGCCCTGCCGTATCGACGTTCTGTGCGGATGGAAAACGACCAGGCCCGAGATGGCCGTGCGCATCTTCGGCGCTTAAGGAGGGATGAACAATGTCCACAAACGCACCCGCATCTGAAATTACCAGCAACAAGAAGGTAATCGGTGACGGCAATCCCGACGGATGTTCCCTCGGCGGCGCTACCACCGATAAGATCAGCTTCTACGGCGTAACCCCCATCGTGCAGCGTTCGGGCGCGGCACAGACTGCGGTAGCTACCACGGCGCCTACGTCCAGCAATGCGTATGGCTTCAGCACCAGCACCCAGGCCAACGCCATCGTGACGCTCGTCAATGAGCTTCGTGCCGCATTGGTTGCGTCAGGGCTCATCAAGGGCTCTGCGTAATACCGAAACATCGGGGGAGAGGGCTTTCCTCTCCCCTCTTTATTTTATGACCAAGGGAAGGCATTCATACGGAAATCCAAAAATATGGAAATGGGAATCCAATGCGGAACTGCATATCGGATCTTTCACCTCGATAGCCGCTGGCGTGACCGTATTTCTAGGCTATGGAAGCCATCGGCCAGATTGGGTGACAACATTCCCGTTCGCCGCCCCGGAACTTGCCCATCTCTGGAATCAGGACGCATCGAGGAAAGATCAGTATTACTCAAAGGGTGATGTAGTCATAGGCAGCGATGTCTGGATAGGCGATAGCGCAACCATCATGTCCGGTGTCACCATCGGCGATGGAGCGATTATCGGCGCTCGTTCGGTTGTCACGAAAGACATCCCGCCCTATGCGGTTGCGGCTGGCAACCCCGCCGATGTGGTGAAGTTCAGGTTCACGCCAGATATCATAGAGAATCTTCTGGATATCAAATGGTGGGAGTGGGATGATGAGAAAATCAAGCGGCATCTCCCGCTTCTCATGAGCAGCAATATCGAATCGTTCATAAAATCAGCACTGGAGGACAAATGAGGAAGATCGTCATCGCAACACCGTTTTACGATCATCACGGGTGGTCGCCGTATATCAAATCGCTGGCAGTCACGACATATTTCGCGGGGCGCTACCTCAACAACCTTGAGCTCGATTTCTGGGCTCTCGACGGGGATGCCTATGTCTGGAGGGCGAGAAACCAGATTGCCAAGCGGTTCAAGGAATCGGACTACGACGAATTGGTGTTCATTGACTCGGACGAGGAATGGAAGGTGGAGGGCTTTCTCAAGCTGCTATCACGCGATGTTCCCATTGTCGGAGCAGGATATCCCTGCAAAAACAACTGGGATTTCTACGGCTGCATCATCGACACGGACAGCAACGGATACCCCATCGTAACGGATGAAGGCTTGATTCAGGCGCTCATCGTTCCCACAGGTTTCATGAAGATCAAGAAAGAAGTCTTCCTGCGGCTCGACGCGGCATTTCCCGAGAGCTACTACATCGGGGAGGTCAACGGGGAGAAGATAAAGACCATGAACTATTTCGGGCATCTTCTCGAAGAGCACCAGCCATATGGAGAAGATACAAGTTTCTGCATAAGATGTAAGCGTGCCGGGATTCCCGTTTATGTCGAACCGGACATAACGATCAAGCACTACGGGACAAAAGCGTGGGAAGGCAATTACCATGAGTTCCTTCTTTCGCAGCCCAGGCACGATGAAGCACAGACCAAGGAGAGATAGACGATGGCGAAGGTTTTCAAGGAATACCCGAAGATGCTGTACCACGAATCGGGGATATACAAGGCTGTTCTGAGCAGGGAAGAGATGCTTGCCCATCTCGAAAAAGGGTGGAGCACAAAGCCTGTGCAGAAGTCGGAAGCCAATGAACTCAGGGAAAAGATCGCAAAGACCAAAGAAGAACTGCGGCTCATGGAGATGAAGCTCTCCTCCATCGAATCACTCAGCGGCAAGGACATGGATTTCTCTGCGGTCGGGTCGATCCCGGCGACAGCACAAGAATCTGAGTCGAAGGAGTCACCCAGGACTGCAAGGAAGCCGGGTAGGGCGAAAGGAAAGTAATGGATCTCACGGCCCAGGACATCATTGTTGACGCATTGAGTCTTGTCGGCGCTACCCAGTTGGACCAGACCCCCCCGGCGTGGGAGATGAACAAGGCGCTCCGTGCGCTTAACCGGATGCTCAGGGCATGGTCGGCGCAAAAACTTCTTGTCCGCGCCTCCACGAAAGAAGACCACACCCTCACCGCAGGCACCGCATCGTACACCATCGGTTCGGGCGCGACCATCGACACAGTGAAGCCGATCAGGATCACCTACGCCTATGTCCAGGATTCCGATGGGATGGACCACCCGCTCGACATCATCGAAGTGGCGCAGTACCTCTGCTACCGCGACAAGTCGGAGCAGGGGATTCCAGGCTATCTCGCATACGACCCAGGAGCCCCGCAGCAAGACACCCACACCGGAACGATCTATCTCTACTACTCGCCGAACAAGGCGTATACGCTCTATTTCGTGAGCCAGAAGATTCTCACCGAGTTTGCGGATCTTACGCAGGAGTTCACTTTCGAGGAGATGTACGAAGAGGCGATAGTCTACAACCTTGCCATTCGCCTGTGGCCCCTGTACCGAAAGCCGACAGAGATGGCTCCCCCGCATATAACCGAGATTGCCGGGAACGGCATCAGGGCGATCAGAGCCGTAAACTCTACACAGTCCAAGTCAAAGATCGACATTCCCTGTTCGGGTGGCGGTTACAACATCTATACGGACGAGTAGCGCATGAAGCTGAACTTTCTTGGACCCACGGACCCGGACAAGAGCTACAACGTAAGCTCGGACAGGTCCGTCAACTTCTACCCCCGCTTGCATAAGGAGGGCGGCAAGTCCGTTGTGACCCTGTGCGGAACACCGGGAACCGAACTGTTCAGCACCATCGGCAGCACCCCCATTCGTGGCATGCACCCGTTCAACAATCTGCTCTACGCCGTGGCTGGCGGCTCCCTGTACTCCGTGGACACCGACGGGTCTGTTTCCTCTGCCCTCGGAACACTCTTCACATCGAGCGGCAGGGTTTCCATGAAGAATAACGGCCTTGCCGTGTCCGGTGTCGGCGGGGATCAGCTTGCCATTTCGGACGGGGTGGACACCTACATCTATGACGTGACGGCAGGCACGTTCACGGCGATCACCAATCCGTGCGACATGCTCGCCTATATCGACGGGTACTTTGTTGGCGTGGTCCCTGATAGCATGTCCTACAACGTGTCCGACCTCTACGATGGCACGAATTGGAATGCCCTCGCCACGTCCCCCGTGAGCGCGACACCGGACCTCCTGATGGCTGTTGAAAATCTGCATCAGCAGTTGTGGCTCATCAAGCAGACAAGCACCGAGGTCTGGTACAATGCGGGGATATCGACATCAGTAGGTTCCCCGTTCCTCCGCATTTACGGAGCCGTCATCGACTACGGGACCAATGCCCCCTGGACCGTGGCGAGGGGAGACAACAGCATGTTCTTCCTCGCATGGCAGAGGTCCGGCGATTCGTCGGAGATGGTTGGAATCGTGCGGGTGAAAGGGTACACGCCGGAGATCATTTCACCCCCATCCATCAATTATCGTATCAACCGCATGACCACTTATTCGGATGCTTTCGGGTACTGCTACGCCGAGGACGGGCATACCTTCTACGTGATTACCTTCCCGGCTGGAGATGCCACTTTCGTCTATGATGCCACGACGCAGATGTGGCACGAACGGTCAACCTATAAGGAACCCTATGCTGTCGGGCGGCATGGGAGCAACTGCTATGCCTATTTCGCCGGGAAGCATCTCGTGGGCGACTACCAGACCGGGAACATCTACAGTATGGCCTCAAGCATCTACGAAGACAACGGTGAGCCCATCGTGAGCGTTAGGCAGGGCGGGGTGATATTCGATCCGCAGAGCCTTGACAACGTGTTTGTCAACCGCTTCATTCTCGATACCGAATCAGGCGTTGGCGATCTCGGGGA